CCCCAGTCGGCCGTGGCAACCGCAAACTCAATCGCCGCCGCGTTGGTGGCTGTGTCGCCGCTCACGCTGAATGTAACCGCCTCACGGGCATACGCGCCGCCGCTGATCTCTGTGCCGCCACCAGCCTCGCCAGGGGCCGCTGTGAATAGCCCCAAGTACCACGCAGTCGGACGGGTCACGGAGCCGTTGGTAAATGTCCAAGTTAGAACATTTGTTTCATATGTGTTCGAGAAGCTCATCAGCTCCCTCCGTCAAGTTAAATGCATCTACGCAGAAATATACATGATTGCGGCGTATTTAGTAAGTATTGATCCGAACCCGCATGCCAGCACCGCTGTAGCGAGACTTTTTGCTCTCTTGGTTGATCGACTGCACGGCGTTGCCGTAAAGCGTGGACCAAACCTGCATGCGCTGGTCGTCATCCAAGTATGGGGCAGACTGCATCAACGCGCCGTAAAGGTAAACGTCCGGGTAGTCCGCCAGAAGCCAGTTGGTGGCGTTGCTGTCAGACAGGGCTGGGATGTCCTTGAAGTACAAAAGCTCAACATCAAACGTGCCGCTTGGCGTGGGGTAAACCTCAAGCTGCTCGCCAACATGCGCAAAGTGCGTTGGGATCCCAGTCGGGTTGCCGTTGGCCTGCCGAAGCTGAAGCATGTCATCAAGGCTCGTCAACTCAAGCCGGTACGTGCGATCGCCAATGACGTGGAAGCGAACTGTCTCAGCCCAGTCTGACGGCAGCGCAAAATACCGAGTGTCAATCTCGGCCTCAGATCGCTGCATCATTTTGTGGTGACGGATCACCCGCTGCATCTGAGCCTCAGCCAAACTGATAAAAGTCGGGATGACCGACGTCAGGTCATCTCGGTTTAGGAAGTCTGCTACGGCTGACTTTAGCTCGGTATAGTTTGTGATTGGCATTTACCTTACTCCGCGCTCAGGCATTAGCTGCCGCATCATTTCGTAATATCGCCGCAAGCCCTCTGGACCACCAGCAGAGCGAGACATGGTATCATAGCTTTGAGGATCTGTGTAGCGATCGGGATTAGCCGCACGCCCCTCTAGGATACGCATTTGATCTCGGAGGTCGAGCGCCTGATTATTTACGTCTTCGTAAATGGCGTGCTGGCCATTTGGGTAAACAATTCTGTTGCCGAGAAAGAAACCAAGCTCCTGCTCGGTAGGAGCGCGACCCATGGAGTTTCTGAGCATATCATACTCCTCAGACATACGCTGCATCTGATCTCGGTTCTCGACCATGTACTCCATGTCGCCAAACATTGCGCCGAGTAGGCCTGGTTTGCGTGTGTCCATTATTTTAAACCCTTCATATCAGTGACTCACCACTTTACGCGATTAGACCAATACGCCGCAGACATCCTGCCCTTGGCAATGTTCTTAGCATGACGCGCCTTGAACGCTTTATTTCTAGCCGACCCGTCAGGCGATCCCTTCACGCCCTGTTGACCAAACCGAATTGTCTTCACCTGATCGCCGTCCTTCGCAACCACCACATGGCTCTTGCTCGGATGACTAGGCGTCCGCTTGGGCTTGTTATAACCTGAAACGCCCGCTCGGGCTAGGCGTGGATCTTTAGCCATTTTTCTTCTTTGCAGTTTTAGCTGCTTGGCGGAATGATCTAGCCGTTGGCGCGCCTTTGCTGCCAGCCTTGCGCATGCGTTCGCCGCTGCCCGCCGCAATGCGGCGACGCTTGGCGTGAATGTTGGCGTACAAACCTCGTGGCATTAGGCCTCCTCGCTCCACTGAACGCATTTGAAATCAACCAAATACACCTGCGGATGCTCTTCTTGAATATAAGTTGCGCCCTCCATGACGGATGCGAAACATTCTTCTTCAGTTGGCATGATTGGCCCCGCAAAAACCTGACACGCTGTCGTGGTGCAGGCAAGTATGAGGCCGCTAAACATTAACCGGCTCTCAGGCAACGACCCGCTGCAGCACAGCGACGGGGAGTTGGACAGCCGAGACACGGCTTAAACTTTGGGGCGGGCTTTCTGGCCATTGCTTACTTACCTCTCGGCTTTCTTTTGGAACTACCTTTAGACTTACAGGACGGCATCACATGCCCCCTAGATATGTGCGCAATGCAGTGAGATTGGGGTCACCAGACACCAGTGGGGCGTTCACGCCGCGGACAGCAGGGACGCGCGGCGCGTTCAATAAACGATCAAGACCAATGAAGGGATCGTTGGCCGCGGCAGCAGACCTATTCGGGTAATCCGCCGAGATTGCCGAGGGCGGTGCTGGAACATATGACGACACAGGGGTCATGCCGCTGCTAGTGGGAGCAGGACGTGCAGGCTGTGCAGGCTGTGGCGCGGCGGGCATAGACGGGCGAGGCTGGGGAGGCATGGCACCCATCGCGCTCTGACGATCCTCATAACCCATAGGACGAACGCCTAGCATGTTCAGCAAACCGCTATAGTGGCCGCCACCCATAAACGTATTCCCAGCACGGCCAGCACCGCCGCCGTCGCGCATGTCTTGGAAAGCACCAACCCAACCCTGTGGGCTTTGGTATCCATAACCCGCAAAACCCGCACCAGCCTCAGGGCCAACACCAGTTCCACGGTTGCCAGTCAAAACATTACCAACAGCGCTGATCATGCCACCACCTCGGAATGGACCACCAGAAGCACCTGGACCACCACCGTCAAACATATCAGATAAGCCAGTATAACCGCCGCGCTGTCTGTCCTGCCCGTCCATTAGGCTATTCCTTTCAATCCTCGCCGGATCTTGCGACCCCACATACTCGCCCTGCCGCCAATCGCCGTTGCCGCTTCCGATGCAAGCGTCAGGCAAACCGCGTCGGCAAGGTCAGGTGAGGGCAGGCCGCGCTTGCGCATCTCGTCCTTACTCTCAGCCTTCATCTTACCACTGCTGACAAAACTATACCGAATTGATGTCAATTCTGCAATTAATTGATCGTCTTTCGGCAATTTAGACCCGCGCTGCTCTAACCAGCCGCGCATCTTAAACCAAAGCTCGGCCCGCAAATTAGTATAGCTCGACCCCATACTCGGAGCCTCAGAAACATTCACACCGCGCACCGGCAAGCCAAGTTCACGCAGTCGATCAACCACGCCGCCGCCCATGCCAATCACGTCAACCATAATCTCTCGAGGGCGCAAGTTCGTTGGCAAGCCATCATACTCAGCCTTTACGCGGCCGACAGTCTGCATCAAATCCAAGCCCTGCCACCGAGATACCTCAGAAATAACCTGACCCTGACGCCGAGCCAGCGCCGTCTTGTCCGAGCCAAACCGAGCCACGTCCAAGCCCCACACAACACCAGCGTCCTCGTCCGACATCACGTCACGATTAACAGCCGACTCAACCAAGTGAAACGGAATGATCGTGTCATCGTCCGCCAAGGGGAACTCACCCAAAACACGGATTCGATATGCATTGCTCTCCTCGCCATAGCGCAGGCGCATCTCGTCAACAAACTCATCAGACACAAGAGGGCTATCAACACAACTCCAGCGGCGCGTCCACCAACTGCCAGACAGCCGCGTCTGACTCTCGAAAAACGTACCGCTCGATCGCGTCGGGTTCGACAACATAATAGTAACCGCCGAGTGGCCAGACATAGATCCAGCAGCAGCCTCAAAAACCTTTTCAGGCACACCAGAAGCCTCGTCCACAACAAGCATAACATTATCCGAGTGAACACCAGCCAGCGCCTCGGGCGTCTCCGCACGTGACGTCCTGGCCGAAATAAAAGCCTCACTCGGAGCCGCGTTAAACTCAATCCGGTCAGACTTAACCGTTAAAGCCTCCTTCAACGCAGGCGGCAACTCATTCACCCACCGCTTCAACTCGGCAAACAAAGCGTCAAACAACTGGCCACTGGTCGGGGCAGTCACAACAACCTTATTCGGAAACCGCATAAGCAAAAACCAAAGCATAGCCCAGCTCGCCGCCGTAGACTTGCCAGTGCCGTGACCCGACCTGATCGAGATCTTGCGCTCACCAGCGGCTAGCGCCTCAAGGAATTCTGCCTGATACGGGAGTGGAGTAACTCCCAAAATCTCGGTGACGAAACCAACTGGATTGCCGTGGTACGCACGAACGAACGCGACAAGCGGGTTCTCATTATTCGTCTCCGCTGTCATGCTCAATCTCCTGCGCCTTCGGGGTGACGTCCTTCAACTCACCCGTAACCTTCTTCAAGGCATCCAAGTGCAGGTTCGCCACATTAATGGTAACGCCCTTGTCCTTAGCCGCAAAGCGATCTGGATTATTCAAAGCAGCCATCCACTTGCGCACCGCAATGCGCTCACGGGCCAATGCGACATCCTCAGACTTGTAATCACCCGTCTCAGCCATCTTATCAACAATATCCAAGGACTGCTCGGCATAGGTCTCAGCCTGCATGCGGCGCCCCTCCTCCAAGGCCGCGCGATACTCTGGGCGCTTGTTCAAACAACCAGACAAATACGATCGACTGCAGCCAAGATCATTGGCGAGAGACTGAACACTGCCACCGTCGCCGATATACTCCAAAACATACTTCTCAGAGCCGAGCTTGGTAATCTTTTCCATCAGCTCGCGCTCCATTTTTCTGCCCGCCATTTGCTTCTCCTTCTAGCAGTTGAGAAATTTTACGGTAGATCGGTGTATTTTGGAAGGGGGTATAGGGGGGGTCACAAATATCGATACCCATCCACACCATTTCGCAATTTTCGCTTCACCACGGCATAGCTAATCCCCAAGGCCTCGGCAGCCAACTTAGCTGACGGATACTCACCACCGGGGGTCACCACTGGCTTAGAGCGCGGATGAGAAGCGCGATCCTTCAAGTGATGGCCACAGTTGCCGCTGCGGTGCCTTCCCTTGTTGTGCATATCATCCACGTTGTCCTGATAAGTGCCGCTGCGCAGGTGTTGCGGATTGCAGCAACGCGGATTGTCGCAAGTGTGCATAACAACCTCGGTCGAGGTGTCGCCAGTGCTTAGGGCGTGCATCACACGGTGCGCCAAGACAGTGAACCCCGCAACATGAATGACGCCGTATCCGCCTTTATTGGTCGAGCCTTGCCAAACATGGCAGCCGCCGTCGGCCGAGGCTTCTATGTTGCCGTGGAGCTTATGCAACCAAGGCCGGTCTGGCATGCTCAATAAAACCCGCAAACTTTCGCCATTCTTGCGGCGGCCCTGACCCGAGCCACTCGCGGATCGCCGAGCGCGCATGTAGCAGGCCATGCACATGCCCTTAACCTTAACTTCGCGCATCGCGTCACAGTGCTGACAAATCATCTTACATCTCCCTTAGTAATGCTCCCATAAGATATTTGTTAAACGCAAGCCATGCAATACCATAATTTTTTTTTGCAGAGGCCTTTTCTGTGCATGTGACCATATCTGACACAGCCGCCCCCGCCGCGGGCTGAGGGCCGGGGGGGGTTATACTTTTAACGCACCTTGGCCCGTAACACGCAGTATGTAAACAGGCAGACCCAATGAAATCAATAACTTAGCTCTTGAGTGTGATTATTGCGTCGATTATTTGGCACTAGACACAACATGTAGTGCCACCAAGGATCGGCAAAAGCCGTCTTGCGCGCGCAGCTGTGGCGCTGGCCGTGTGTGCGCCAGCGCGTCGTTCAGTGGATTGTGTGACTGTCATGGCCTTCTAGCAAGGCCTCTAGCGTCAATGCCAGTGCGGCCAAGCAGTCGGTCTCTGACGCGCCCTGCTCTTGCAGGTAAGACACAGCCTCGATCAGCATCTCCATGATGTCCAGCGTCGTGTCGAGTATTATGCCGTCAAGTTCCAGCACAATGGATACGTTCAGAGTGTCATCATCGTCACTCACTTGCACGGCCTATCGTCCGATCCCAAGCCGCGCCTTTGGTACGCCATCAGAAAGCCCAAGCAGCACGCAGCATGCGCGAGGTGAGACATGCCAGTTTCTGGGTCATTGTCCTCGCCACGCCACCAAGCCCACATGTGACGCATCATAGCAGCGAAGTAGCGGCCCCACGAAGCCCCTGCAGCCCAGTTGTTGGCGCTGTACTTGTCAGCCCCATAGGCAAGCACTTGTGCCGTCTCCTCGAGCAGCTCAGGCGGTAACAGGTCATACCTAGCCTTGCCCTGATCAAACTTCTTAAAGTCGTCGCTCATCTTGCCGTCTCCTAAAAGGGTATCGGGTCGTCCAACTCGTTACCCCCTTTACTTGTACCGACCACCTCAGCTTGAGGGAAGTGCTTCTTCGCCTCTTCCATCATCTTACCGATGCGGCTTTCTCGATACCACTCCAGCGCCAAGATAAGCTCACGCTCGGTCACGACCTCGATCTTCGGGTGCTTCTCACTGAACCGCTCCCAGGATCTGCCATCCTTGAGCAGCGCGTATTGCTTCTCGTCAGCCGTGATGATCCAAGCCTCGTCCGATGCAGGTGCCGCGCCTGACGCCAGAGCGGCCTCGTGCATGGCCTTACAGCCCCTCATGCACACTCCGACCCACTTCACCACCTCGGCCACGTCATCCGCGTACACCGCCGCGTTCAGCCTCGCCAATGCCCCACCAAACTTCTCGGCCATCTCGGGCTGCACAATCTCGGGCAGGACATCATACCCCCAGAAGTGATCCAGATCATTCGTTAGCTTAGTCAGCGGCGCTATCGCGTGGTCAATCCTAACCTCCGCCTCCCGAGCCTGTGCGCCAATCAATCGATCGCCTGACTTCTGCCTGCGTGGTCGCTTTTGTTTCACCATTGCGTTAGTCCTCCGATTTCGCGGTGTATAAATGTATAAACCCTAAAGGGTTTTTATACATTTTATACAAATTCACCCTTCGTATAAATCTTTGTATAAATCTGTATAAATTGTATAAAACCACACCGCAAAACCCTTATTTTATTGGGGCATGACAATTTATACAACTTTATACATCACACGATTTTGCCCTCTTTGCCCAATCTCCACAAAAACCCTGCATTTCGCTCCATATGGCCGCCCATGATCAGCGCTTTGATGGCATTTGCGTAGCTGCTCCTTGGGTTAGATTTGTCTGTCATCTTGCCCATCACGTGGTCCTTCAGCACCTCCTCTGGGATGCACCAGCGCGTCCCAGACTCGGGCCATCCCACCCCGCCAGGGTTTGGCATGCCACTGCCCTCGCCTCGCAGTTGCTTGAAGCACTCCAGCACCAGCCTCTGATTATTACCCGCCGGCTTTTTCTGCTTTGCCTCGGCGAGTTCCTCATCACTCGCTGGCAATATAGTGCAAGTCGTGACGGCATCTCCGTCCTCGTCATTGCCGAGTTCATGCACTCTGAGCGTGAAGCCAAACGGCGGCTTAGGCTCCATGTCGCGCTGCTTTGTGGTCTTGGCAATGCGCATGCCGCTCTCGTCCACCTCTAGCTCGATCTCTGTGTCGGTGGCAGCGCGTAGCGAGCTATGCCCACGCGCGCCCGCCGCCGTGTCTTTGCCCGAATGATGCACAACCATAATGTGAGCATCGGTGAGATCTCGCAGTGTGTCGAGATTGCCAATGAGCCGCGTCATGTCTTCTGGCCCGTTCTCATTACCGCCGGCCATGGCGCGGGATAATGTGTCCACCACAATCATGTTGATGTTGCCATGCTCGCCCCTGACCTCGTCACAGAGTGCCATCAGGGCTGGCATGTCCACCTCGGCGCGCAGCAAGTCGATCGGCGATGGCCTGACTAGCAGCGGCGCATCATCAACCCCCTTGCTGTCTCTCAGGGCATACACACGGTTTCTAAATGCATTACCGCCCTCGGTGGCCAGATACAGCACTGTGCCACCCCTGACGCGCGCCC